AGTCGTCAGAACGAACTGCAGCGAGGACGAGGTGCTGTTCTTGAACTTGTTGTACATCGTCGCGTCTTCGAACAGGACGGTCAGCGTGCCGGTGACTTCGACCTTGCCCATCGTGATCCCACGGAACGTAGACGAACCGAGGACGTTCTGACCGACGCCGTTGTTCGTGAGTTCGAGAGTGAGACCAGTGGCGTAACCGAGGGTCGTGCCGCCTTCGGTGATCGTGCCGCCATCGTGGAAGTACTTCGTCTGCGAGGTGACTGCCGTCGGACTCGTGTCGATCGAGGTGGCGCTGAACGCGGTAGTACCAGCACCCAGGAACCCGAACGATGCCTGAACGAGCTTGTCTTGTTCGAGCGACATCGACAGCGTGTTCAGCGTGACGCCGGTGAACGAGCGGAACTGCGCGATGTCGGTGAACCCTTCTTCGATGGTGAACGAGCGCTTCGTGTTCCCGACCTTGACGGTGTTCGTTGTCCAAGTGCCACCCAGAACTGCTTCGAGTGCCCAGTCGAAGTTCGTTGGGCACAGGACGACGTCCAGCTTCCCTTCGGTCGAGGTATTGCCCTTGCGCGCGTACGCGACTTGTCGATCAGCGCGGATCGACGGATCGGTGATCGTTGCGGCAGTGAGATCGCCGTCGAACGCGACGACTTCGATCACCTGCGTCTGCGGGGTCGCAGGAGTGGTGCCGAATACGGTTTCTGCGATGAACGCGTACTGACGGGATGCGTTTTGTGCTGTTGGCATTGGAAGTCTCCAAGAAGATCGATGTATTTACTGCTTTAGGACGAGATCGCGGACCAACGAACCATCACAGGCACCTGGTAGAACGACTCCACACGACGTCCGGCTTCTCGCCAGACAGAACTGATATGTACGTCGGTGCCCGACTGAGTGATCACACCGCGCGGGAACAACGACATCACCACATCGGCGTACTCGTTCGCGAGGCTTGTGCCCTGGTTAAGCGGAACGAACACATCGACTTGGTACAACCCGAGGCGAAGGTCCTTGCCATCGACGCCAACGGTGAGCTGCGACGATCGAGCGGGCAGGAACGTTGCGCGCATGAACGGAACACCAGACTGAGCGATGTTCTTCGTGTTCTCAAGTTGAAGCGCTGGCAGACCTGTGCCGCTTGATACGCGACCGTCGAGCGCTGCCTGGATGTTCTTGTACGTCATTCGGATGCCCTCTCAATAGCGATCTTCGTGATCTCGTTTTTCTCCGCCAGAGTGGTGCGCAGCATCGCTCGTGGTTCCATGTACGGAGTGCCGTACTCAACGAACGCCGCGTACGGAACTGGGTTCTCGATGACGATCGTGTCGCCTTCGTTCGTCACATGCCACCCGTCTTGAAGAGCGCCGGACTGCACAGGGGTGCGCTCACGAACTCGCTCCTCGAACTCGTACGCGAACTCCTCAGCGAAGTACTCCAAGCGATGTTGGATGTTCCCAAGAGTGATGCTGATGTCCGCCATTACTGGACCTCGACCTTGTACAGAACGGTTGTGCCGCCTGGACGAACGAGATCAACATCCGTCACGAACAACGTGAGCGCATCCGATGTGATGTAGTCACCGATCATTGGTGCCTTCAAAGCGCCGCTGATCAGCAGCGTGCGGTTCTGGATCACGGTCTGAGCGAGGACAGAACTCTCGCCGTCAGTGCTGGTCTTAGTTGATGCGCCGGCGAACACGCCGTACCCACTGGCGACGGTCGTGCCATCACGAACGATCTTGATCTTCAGACCAGCGTTCGTGATCAGCGTGTTCGCTGTTGTCTGAAGTGCCTTGTAGTCCATTACGCGCGCACCACTGAGATCATCGACAGACCAGCAGACCCGCTCAGGACAGGTGCCAGGATCGTCGTGATCTTGTGAAGAGGATCAGCGGCGTACCCGCCGCCTGCGAACTTCCGAACCTGCTTCAGCACATCGACTTCGACCTGCTCTTCGGTGAGCGCTGGTTCTGGCGCCGCGTACGGGTTCGTGCCACCGTTCAGCAGAACGGCGAGTTCCACCGTGGCGTGCGCGACTGCCTTCGGGATCGTGAGGTCACCATTCCGTGGGAACAGAAGATCTTGTGTAGGCGAGGTGATGTACCCGCTGAAGCGACCGCCGTACAGACGATCGATCGCGAGAGTTGCCTTGCGCAGATCCGCTTCGACCACAACGGATCCTTCATCGCCGTAGTCGGCGATGTACGCTTCCGCATCGGTGAGTGAGATGTACGTGTCGGTTCCAACAACGAGTGGCATACAGGATCCTTGTCTTGATCCCGTATTTACTGATCTAGAAGCGAGAACGGGTTCCCGAAGGAACCCGTTACATCAGACCATTCCGACCCGAGCGACCAACCCATCGGATTGGTCAGTTGCTCAGTTCATCAAGCGTGCGTGATCTTCATCACGCCAACGAGCTTCTTGTCCTTCACCAGCGACCAGTTCCCGACCGTGGCGAGTTCGGTGTCAGTGACGACGTCACCAGCGGTAGCGCCGGTGTACGAGGTGCCAGCGACGTGGTAGCCGAACAGGTCACGCGAGAAGATCACGTCAGCACCGCCACCGTTGCCGGCGAACTCGTCACGCTGAACAGCGAACGCGGATGCCAGAGCAGCAGTGCCGTATGCCAGACCACCCTTGCGGATCACCAGCACGGTGTTGTCGGCGATCGTGTCATCAACAACAACGGTAGCGCCCATGAACGTGCCGAACCCGACGTCGATCGAGTCTGGGAACGCGATACCAGAGGTACCTGCCTGAGCGACCTGGAGGTCCAGGAACTCAAGCGAGTTCATCACGAGGGTCAGACCACGCGGACCGCGGATCGAGTCACCCCACACGGACTGGATACCCTTGGTGAGCATCGTGCCGCTGAATGCGGTGCCAGCATCGGTGTACAGCAGGTCAGCAGCGGTGCCAGCATCGGCGGAGTCGACAGCCGTGATACCGTTCAGGAGCGACATCAGCGAGGTCTGACGGATCGCGTTGTGTTCTTCAGCGAGCTGACGAACTGCTTCTTGAACCGGATCTTCGCCGATCAGCATCCCTTCGAGGTCAGCGATCGCCTTCGGAGTGATCGCACGGACCATACGAACGGCGATCTGCGAGCCAGACGACATCTTTTGGACGCCAGCCTTGGTTTCGTAGTCAGTCGACGGAACGATGCCAGTGGTAGCCGACGGCTTCCAGAACGGCAGGTTGAACTGCTTCGCGCCACCGGCGAGGTTAGCGGACAGCTGCGGAGAGACGATTGCAGCGCCAGACTTCACGAATGCGTTGTTGATCGTGAGTTCAGCTTGAATGTAGCCCGCCGTGACGGACGGGACGAACAGGTTTGCGAGGTTCGATGCCATTGGAATATCTCCTGAATAGGCAGTTAGTAGAGGGTTCGGTCAGTTCCCATCTGCTTCTGCCCTTGGGGCATCACACAGCGGCTCTTAGAGCGGCGAGAGGTGGCCTTTAGCACTTCCTCTCGTCAGACGCTGTATTTACTGTTCCTCGCTGAGATTTCAGGTTCGATTACCAAGTGACTTGAACACCGGCTTCGGCAGCGAGAGTGCGAGCAAGTTCTGGTTGTGTGCGAATGAGCCTCATTTGCTCGGTGAGGCTTTGTGTGTTCTGTGCGAACGGGTTCGATGCCGTCGAAGTAGCCGTCGTCTTCCGAGTGCCGCCACCAGATGCCTGATGAGCAGCGAACGCACCTGCGTAGTCGGCATTCGCCTTCGCTTCAGCGACCAGCGCCTTCAGCGTGAGCGGCTTCCCGTCTTCACCAAGGGTCTGTCCAGCAGCGCCCTTCACGGTGATCGAGATCTCGCCATCAGCACCCATCGTGGCTTCGACGCGTGAGCGCAGGATCCCTGCGAGAAGAGCGGCGTTCCCGCCTTCGTCCTTGATCGCCTTCGCGAGACGAGCATCGACTTCCTTGTTCACGAGCGACTGCTGGAACGAAGAGAGCTTCTGATCCTTCTCGGCGAGCAGCTTCTGGTAGTGCGCTTCGATGTCGGCGAGCTTCCCGTCCTTCGCGAGAGCAGCGAGACGTTCTTGTTCCGCCTTCGATGCGGCCTCGTCAGCTTGTGCCTTCAGTGCCTTCACGGCATCAAGTCCGCCGAGTGATTCGAGTTCCTTGTCGATCGCCTTGTACGAACCGAGCTTGCCGAGCAGTTCGTCGCGCTTGCTCACAACAGGCGCGTACTTCGCTTCGAAGAATGCCTTGATTGCTGGGTCGATCGTCGATTCGTCAATAGAGGTGTTTTGGTCGCTCATCGCTGTCCTTGGTAGTTGTCAGACTTGTGTATTTACTGCTGTTGTACTGATGTCTGCTGATCCTGTGCAGCGGTTGCTGGTGTTGCCGTCGGCACATCAACGGTGAGATCAAGAGCGACCTTCACGGTCGGAGCCGGTGTGCCAGCGAACTCGCTCAAGAAGAACAGCGCCTTGCTAAGCGACTGCCCGAACGCCACACACAGCGACTTCAGAACGGCGTGCGCTTCTGCCGCGTTGATTGCAGTTGCTGTAGCAGTCGCGGTGCCTGATGTAGAACTCTCCGCCATCGTGAGCGACTGTTCACTCATCTTCGCTTCGAGATATTCGATGTTCTTCGCGCCCGCGTCGATCGACACGCCAGCAGTCTCGACCCACTTGATCGTCGTGCCAGTAGGAGTGATCGCGGCAGAGTGAACCGAGAGTTGGAACGGCGATACCGTCGACGAGCCATCTGAGTTCGCTGTGACCGAGTTCAGGTTGTCACCAGCGACGTGCAGGAACGGAACTCGTGCCACCGAGAGGATGTGGGTCTGCTCGCTGAGTGATTGCCAGTGCGCAATGTTCAGATCAGCAAGATCGGACAGCACTGGCTTTCCAGTGCAGTACCCAGTGCGCCATCCGTACACTGGAACGACCGGGATCTCGGTGACACCGATGATCGTGACCGGATCGAACTTCGTCCAACCACCATCGAGCAGCTTCCACGTGGTCAGCGTGATCTCACCGCCCTTGTCAGGCTGGTTGTATGCCTTCACGATCTGGACCTTCGTCTCGCTCAGACCTTCGTCGCCCATCACGGTCTCGCAACCGTGCCAGCGAAAGTGGACCAGACGCTCGACGCCGTTCTCGACCTTCGAGTACGCGGCAAGAACCTGCGGGGCTTCGAGAGTCGTGAGATACGGACGAGCGCTCAGATCGGCGGCATCAGCAAGCGTGACCGGCAGAACATCGAGGGCAGGGTAGTCGGCGATGATGAAGTGAACACCGTGATGGATCGTGTTCCACAGCGCCTCTTGTCCGAACTGTTCGAGGGTACTGCCAGCACCATCGATGTCGAGCAGAAGTGGCGTCAGTGCTGCCGGCAGGTTCTCGACCTTCAGTTCCTTCTGGAACGCACGACCAACGGCATCGTCGATCGCCTTCGAGTAGTAGTTCACCAGCGTCGAGGTGCTCAGGCGCTTCGTGTAGTTCTCGATAGCTTCTTCAGGATGCTTAGGCAGAAGGGTCTGTGATGCCGCGCGCATTGCCGCCGTGCCACCACGAAGCGAGTCGACCTTGTAGTACGTTGCCGTCATTGCGGTGAACGCTGACGACTTTTCATTAGGTGCAAGTGCCATTTGGATCTTTCCTGAACAGGTTCCCGTATTTACTGTTCAGGCGGTTAGTGCCGCCACGGCGCAGAAGTCGCCTGTGCCAGACGAGCGCCGAAGGTTTGCATCACCAGGTACCCAAGGGCATCACCTGCGTGGTCCAGGCCGCCGTCCTTGTCTGGTTCTCCACGAGCGTTGTACGGTTGCTGCTCAAGAACATCAGTGACGAACGGGCAGTACGTTGTGTTCACGACCATCATTGGCACTTCACCATTCATCGTGTACAGCATTCGATTCACGTTCGAGACGCGAAGATCGACGCGAGGGTTCGACGCGTTGTGATGACAGATGAACCCGGCCGCACGAAGCTCGCCGATCGAGGTTGTCCAACCATTCGCGTTCCGGTTCTCACCAGACGCATCAGGACACACGTGGATCGTTCTGCCTGGGTACTTCGACTTCAGCAGCTTGATCATCGTCGGCGTGTCGGCGATCGGGTGGTCCTTCGTGCCGATGTGTTCAGCGACGATCAACAGACGGTTCGGCAGCATCAGCCCAACGACTGCGGCCATTCGACCCACGTTGAAGTCGAGTCCGACCCACAGATCGCCCTTCGGGTAGTCGGCGAGAGTGAGCGGGGTGTGGTGCTTCTGACGGTCGAAGTACTCGTACACGCGCGACGCGCCAAGGTTCACGAACTCGCCGTGGATTCGAGCGCGTACCTGTTCAGGTGTGTGCGAGTCGATCAGACCCTTGATGTACGAGTCCGGAACGTTCGGGTTACTGAGCAGCGATGCGGTGACCATTCGACGGGTCTTCGCGAGTTCTTCGCTGCCTGACGGTTCCTGCTTGAAGAATTCCCAGACGAAGCGATATCCCTCGGGCGTGGTCGTCGCACAGAGCTGGTTCACCGATCCAGCACGAACCCGCTGTGTGAGCTGTTGCCACGCGTGCCGCGCCTTGATCTTCGGCAGTGTGTCCAGTTCGTCAGCGAGTGCCCAGGCAGCGTTCGTACCGACCACGTCCTGCTCGCCAGAGCGGACGATGATCTCGGCAGAGCGACCACTACGTCCCGTTGGGTACAGCGTGATCGTGCCGTTGCTCTTGTTGAAGTCGAACTGGACAGGTACTTCGAACCCTGATTCGTGTTCGCCGCGCAGGATCTGAACTGCGGTCTTGATCACACCCTCACGGGCATCACGAATAGTCGGCGCCCAGACGATGCCAGGATGCCCTGGGTTACTGATCGCTAGATCGATCGACTTCAGGGCTCCCGCGAACGACTTCCCAGCACCCATCCCGCCCACGTAGGCGAGGTTCGGTGTGGTTCGATCACTCAGGAAGTCCCATTGGGGCTTCGTGAGTGACGGCATCAGGACTTCTGGACGAGCTTCAGCGTGGTCGGTTCTTGAACCGTGTTCCCGTTCTCATCGCGATGTGTCTGAACAACCGAGAGGTTCTCGAAGATCGACTTCATTGCCTGACCTTCGGTGGTTTCGACACCCTCGTGTGCTGGTTCCGAGACCTGCTCAGCGAACTGCTTCTGCAGGTTGAACTTCCACTGAGCGTTGTCCTCGCGTTGCAGACCAAGCGAGATCTGGTTCCGCTGGATCTTCAGCTTCAGTGCCGCCTTCGCCATCTCGAATGTCTCGGCGTACGGTTCGAGGGTCGCCTTCTTCACGCCGAAGAATCGAGCGATGTCGGTCATTCCCTTCGCGATCGCACCGTCGTACATCACCATCCCGTACACGATCCCGTGACGGAGGCGTTCATCAGCGTTCGCCCAGAGGCTCTTGTTCTCTTCGAACCTCTAGTGCGGCTTGATGATGTGCGACGGATCGAGGGCCTCGTTCTGCCGTTCTACCTGAACCTCGGCGATCTTTGCGAGGTGGTCCTTAGGGATCGATCGAGACGGACGATCATCACCACTGCGAGTAGGCTCTTTTGCCATTACGACTCCTTTGTTCTGAGTCGTATTTACTGCTCGCGTCAGTGCAGTGATCGTGCGCGCTCCGCGCGCCAGTTTTCCCAGTACTTCTTCTTCGCGTCGCTGATCTTCTTGCGGATCGCTGGATCCTCGTACACCGACTTCATCTTCGCGGTGATCTTCGTCTTGTACTCGGGCAGCGAGTGTCGAGTCTCGCCGCGTGCTCGCTTGTTCTTCGTTGCCTCCGACTGCTTTCGACGACGTTCAGGGCACGCCCAGGCTTCAATGATCGACTGGTTCCGACCGTCGATCGTGGCCTGATTCACACCACGAACGCAGAACAGGGCTTGGTCCGAGCCGTCGAGCAGACCACAGCCGTCGAAGAACTCAGAACCATCGATCTGGATCTTGCGACGACGGCTCAATGTGTCTTCCAGGCAAGAACAAGAACACCGTCGTCACGGATCACTGCTGGGTACTCAGCGACGGTCGGGCACAGGTCACGAACCATCGTGGCGACCTCGGGATCACGGGCATCAAGTTCCTCGAACACGATGTTGTTCTTGCTGAGGAACCCACGCGCGTACGGGCAGTACTGAGTGCCACGAGTGATCAGGATGTACTGAGAGTGACGGTTCATCGCTTCGTAGCCCGTGTGTTCGCTTCGATCGTCTGAGCGATCACAGTGCCGATCGACGAGATCAGAGAGGTGACGAACGATGCGGCCCTCCGGGCCGCCGGTTGCCAGATCCCACGGCTGAAGTACATCAGCATCACCGGTGGGACGACGTACACCTGAATGATGTCGCCGGTCCTCACGATTGTTCTCCCAGTGCCCACAGTGCGCGACTAACGGCGCGGAGTTCTTGTTGCCACCGCTCGCACCACACCGGATCGCTGTAACGAGTGCCGGCGATGCGCTCTAGAAGGATCTTGTGTTGGTCGAGTAGGTACTGATACAGATGAGTGTTCGTCACGGTACTGCTCCTTGGTGACGGGTTAGATCTGGTACCGGTTGATACGGGTGGCGAGCGGCTGTTGTTCCTTGATGCGCGCACGAAGATCTTTGACGTCGATCCGGCTTGCGTCGATTTGGACCTTTACGACGAGAGGCAGTGCCTTCACCTTCAGTTCTTCTGGAGTGTTTGCCTCCAGAACTTCAGCAGACAGTGCGCTCTTCATCACCATCTCGGTAGTGATGAACTCGTCAGTGGCGATGATTTCGCGGACGCCGTGGGCGCTGAGCTTCACGAGGGTATGAAGGATGTCCATTGTTGTTACTCCTTGGTGGTCCAGATAGGTTCCACAGTCACTTTGAGCATCGGCGGCTGACCTTTAGAAGTCAGTTCGCCGATGCTCATCAAGTACGGGTCGAGCAGCATGCTAGCAAGAAGATACACAGGGTGATGGTTCTCACCGTACTTCTTATGTCGCTGTTTTTCTGTGGCTGTGGTGCCAGCGGCTTCAGGCAGATTGACGGTCGAGCTATGAACGGCGACGAGGATGCGGCAGATGTTTTCCTTGGTGAACAGTGCGTGGTCAGTCATTCGTTACTCCTTGATGTCTTGCAGCCAGCGGCTCAACTCGCGAACGTCAAAGTGCTGCTTTAGGAACTTGACCGCGAGATCAAGTCGGTCCATCTTCACATCATCGTCTTTCATGTCGAAGCCATCGAGGACGATCAGACGGTACGGCCCATTTGGCCACGCCTCGACCTTCACAACCGATGGATCAATCGAGTCGTATGTGTATAGAGTGAGGGTGCGACGAACGAGTCGAGGATCAAGGGTATCGGTGGTTTGTGCAGTCATTCGTTACTCCTTGGTGTAGGTCTGACGGCACTTGTTAGCGAAGTCTTCCCACAGCACCAGAACAATGTCCATGTCCTTGACGGCTTCGTTGAGAATGGCGACGACCAGGGCGATCTTGCGTTCTTCTGATACTGGCATTCATTACTCCTTGATGTTGCCGAACTCGTCGAGTTCAGGATTCCAGTTCTCCAGCTCTGCGCGTTCCTCAGCAGTCGGCGTCCGTGAGAAGTGCGACTGAGCGGCGATCTTCTTCAGTTCGTGACGGGTCTTGCCGGTCTGACGAGCAGCGAACGAGATATTCGGGTACAGCACGCCATCGACTTCGACTTGAATGTGACGGCAGGTCGGACGGTTACGATTCACGTCAGCCATCTTCTGCTGGAACTCAGGATCTGCCCAACGCGCCAGTGCTTTCTCGCGGATCTTGTCGCCACGGTTCAGGTACGCGACGCTGTTCGCACGACCTTCCATCTGTGCGGCACGGAACGCTGGGTCCTGCCACTGCTGCTTCATTCGTTCTGATCGCTCGTTCATCACGCTCCCTTTCGATACAGTGTGTACGGCATGTACCCGTCGTGACCTGTGTACTCAGGCGAGTAGTCGATGCCGTTGTGGATTCGCTTCGTGCGGCACTTGCCCTGCACAGGCACGTCCATGAAGTACTGACGCAGTTCAGGCGTAACGTCCGAGTTCTCGCCACGATCCTTAGCATTCACTTTCTCGACGTTCACCGAGTACAGGACGTCGGTTGGTTCGTGGTGTGTAGAGAGGAACTCGATCAGGTCAGATACAGTGATCATCGCGGTACTCCTTTGATGCGATGATGTATTTACTGCTGTTGTATCAATGAGCGGCGGATTCAGTTTTAGGATCGCAGAAGCGCGAACAGGACCCGAAGGTCCTGTTCTATTGGTACGAGTGGTGAGTTACGCGAGTTCTTTCATCAGGATCGTCGCGAGTCGGGACGAGTAGTACGCTTCGAACTCGCGACGGGCAGAACCTTCGAGGTTCAGGTCATCGGCAGCGTCCTGAGCAGCGTGTACTGCTTCGTGGAACATCATTTCAGTGTTCCCGTTCCCAGCGAAGATGTACTTCGAGTCGGTGGTGATCATCGAGTACCCATGCCAGTCGCTGTTCGCTTCGAGTCGGTCGATGATTTGTTCGAGGTCGATCGACTGATCCCAGTACGTGGTCTCGTCCTCGTTCAGGTTCTTGATCCAGTCGCGGGCTGCTTCGTTGTTCGTCCAAGCGATGATGTACTGAGCAGTGAGTTCTTCGTACACGACGACCATCCCATCGAACAGGACATCGGTGACCTCGAACTTCACGTTCTTCGAGTACTCCATGCTGATCTGTTCTTTCGTCATGTTCGTTCCTTAGTTCGTGTCACAGCGACCTTGCTGTAATTGTATATATGTGATTTTATAATATTCCACAGGGATTTTCAGATCGATTCCTAGGATCGGGAGGATTCGACCCTTATGTAAGGACCACGGAATCTTTTCGCCGCAACCTGCGAACTTCCTACAGGGAGGACTCGGGCTCGTGTGGTTTCACAAGGACGATACCGAGTTATCCGCCCTCCTGCCCGACACGGTAACGATGCGTAACGACACATCGACGACCTGGCACACATCTTTCCCGATGGGAGCAGTGACAGGTTTTGTCACTGTTCCGCCGGTTACTCGGGGTACAGACGATCTTGTTGTACAGGGAACACCGAGTTCTGTACTGAGGCACATGTACCGAGTTACTGGTTCGACTTTACAGAGCAGAGGGCGGTTACGCTGTCCTCCCTGTAGGACGATGCCTGCTTATGTGTACAGGAATCGTTGGTCCTAACACTTACCTGGACGGTTCGTGTTCCCAGGACCGCTCTAAAACCGTATGGTTTTGTGTTCCTGGATCGCAGATCCAGTCAGTTTTGAGCGGAATAAAGTGCGGTTCCTGGGCGGCAAAGACGGAGATATCTGGTTGTGCCGCCTGCAGGACGATTCCAGCGGATCTCGGGATATTTCGATGGTCCTAACACTACGAGACAGCCCGCGATGATCCCTGCCGTCGAACGGCGTGCCGCTGGAACGGTGCCGATCATCAGAACTGTTATCCATATTGCGGGCGCTCCACGCCCGCAGGATCAGTGAGGACTGGGGATGATCCACGAAGGATCTTCACGAGGATCTTCGAAGATCTCCACGAAGGATCACGAGGATCAAGAACCCTAGACGAGGATCACCCCAGAACCGCCTATTTCCCATCGACCTTTTACGGTGTGGAGTACTGCGTAACAATGCGCCGCTCCTGGCGGCGCCTACCACAGTTTTATTGATCCAGGACTACCGCTTTTTGTAACAAGCGTAACGCGGCGGCCTGAGTTATGGATACAGGGCGGTCGCTCGCGACCGCAGGGTTGTTCAGGGTTGTACATGGTGGGCGGCCCGAAGGGCCGCATGGTGTGCAGGATCGCTGAGGATCTAAAGGGCAGGACTTGTGTACACCATATCAGGAGCGATCTTTTTCCCTTCGAGCCGACTTGTGCAATTCTTTAGGGCGACTTGTGCAATTCATTAGATGGAGCAGCGCTGCGGTGGTGCTCGACTTCTTCATACAGAATTGCACAAGTCGGTTTGATCGAACCGGATGTCGTAGCCAGTCTTGAATTTCACGACCTCTTGAAGAGCAGTTCGATTGATCTCAGTGCTGGTCATGAACCCGTCGTGAATGAACCACACATCCTGGGTTTTGAGTTCTTCGGCGACGACGTTCATGATCTCATCTTCGATCTGGTTGTAGAACCGAGAGCACGCAGCGCCGACTTCGAGTCCGGCCGGAATAGTTCCGCTGTCCTTCAGATAGTCCCAGAAGATCTTGAAGTCGGCACGAAGGTTCTGGTACAGCTTCGACTCCATCACGCGACGGGTGCCGGCTTCGCCGATTCGCTCGCAGATGCCATTTTTGGAGACTGGCGATGCCCAAGAGCCGTTCAGCACGACCTGGCACACGAACTTCGCTTGATCCTCAGTGATTCCAGCAGCATCAGCGAGTTCTTGGCGGAACGTCTTTCGATCATTCACCAGGCGGCGCCACGTCTTAAGGACGGGCGCTTCTGGGAACAGCTTCTCCCAGGCTTGGAGCGTCACAGTCGGCTTCGCCGCCTCGATGTCGTAGTCGAAGCCTTTTCCGTGCTCAAGGACGAACAGCTCTTTTCGAATGTCCGACGGCATCAGCGCCCACCACGGATACACACGATCGCCTGTTCGCGGTAGCTGTGCTCGTGGTCCTGGGGCAGTGCGGAATGATCGACCAGCACGAGCAGCTGCCTTCAGCAACCCGTCGGTGTACCCCGCAGCATCAGCACAGCGCTGAACGCGATCACGACGAGGGCGGTACTTGTAGGTCTGGCCTGCCTTTGCTGGTGAACCCTTCGAGTACGAACCTACCTTTGCGAACAGGGTGTCGAAGTACGCAGCAGGGCCACGGCCGATGGTGCCAATGATCTTGTAGTACTCCTTGGAGTGCAGGGCCTGTTGCCCTTGTGGCACGAACATCAGGTCGTACGCGAACTCAAGAACCTTTTCGGCTCGTCGGTGAATGCGAGGATCTGAGAATGACGGTGGTGTGCGGAGCTTCAGGGACTTAGCAAGTCGCTCCAGACGACGTTGTTCTTTTTGGACGGTCACAGCGACGTCCTCCTTACTATTGGGTTGATCATCACGGTGCTTGGCGGATACCGTGGTCAGTGCATAAGTCGTGGGTCCCAGTAAGGAATCACTCATTGCGAGTGAAGATGCCGCCAAGCTTCACCCACGACTTATGCACTGACAGATCTATATATGCGATTCTACTTTTTGTGGCGGATTTCCAGAACCTACATTCAGGATCGACCACTTAGACACGAACACGATACATACAAGTACAACACAGCCGCTAACCATGAGCCGATCGCACATCGGCAGGGAACAAGGAGTTCGTTGGAACATCTGTGCCGTAGCGGAGGAAGATCTTGAACGGCGCCCTACCTTAAGGTAAGAACTGCAATGTGCGAACTCTGGTCGAGCAGTCGCCAGAACACAGAAGGGATCCACGTGGATCCCTT